TCTTTCAACCGCAAAAGCTTGAAGGTTGTTTGTGAGAGCAAATACATAATTTCTAACTTTATCTTTGGTGTCATTTATAATGGTTTCATAACTCAAAGTACCCGTGAAACCTGTGTCATTTATTTCGGTTGATACAACAGATCCAATATATGTACCTGCAGTGTTGGGTTGACCAACATTACCTTGAGTCTTAACTTGTTGGTTTTCTTGGATTTGAGCATATAATTTATTATCAATTTCACTTGTGTCTTCAGTCGCCTCAGCCCTTTCATCATACATCTCGGTATTTGCATAGTAGTTGAAAGATAGAGCATTTTGAAGTTGGTTAATCGGTTCTTTGAGTCCCGATCCACCTATAAAGTCAAAACTAACAGTAACACTCGCGATCATAGGTTGAATTCCAATACCTTCAGGATTAATATCCAAATTTTCATAATTTAAACTTATTGAATTGATAATAATTTTGGTATTATAAAAATCACCGATCCTTAAAACACATACAGGTGGTGCACCAAACGATGTGTTCTCTGCATCATTTATCACTTCTTGACCACGATCATTGATTACAGGTATGGTTGACCCCGGTCTTGTACATTGATTCAAAAAGGTTAACCTTGAATTCAATCCTTCAGGTGTGATAGCATGGAAGGCGGGATGGAAATATTTGAGTTTTTCTTTTAATGAATCATATATAACAGGTGAATCCTCTTTCATCATTTCAAAATATGAACATTCTGAAAGTAAGTTTCTTAAAACTTTTTTGGCTAAACCAGGAAGTGCACTGACTTGTCTTGTCTCTGTTGTTGTTGTCGTTGTAACGGTTCTTGGGATACTTTGAGGAGGTATTGTCCCGTTTTGTACATCTGTTGGGTGGGGTACTTCGTCTGTTTGTGGTGTTTCCTGTATCGCTTGAGCATCAGGTGATGGTGGTACAGGTGGTGCAGTTGCAGTAATAGAAACTTGTGTGTTTCTGTCTTGTATTGCTTGTAATGAAAATATAGTGTTTTGAGCGGTACCGCCACTGACAGTTTGATTAGCGTTTGTTTCACCGGCAGGAGTTTCACTAAAAAATAGAAGGTTTTTACTAACATATTGTTGTAATGTACCTCCACTATATTCGGTAAAAAATTTTTTGATGGAATTTATTCTACGAGTAGATAATTCAAGATTATAATTACTTGTCGCAATAGAAGATGTATTACCAATCAAACTAATCGTTACTGTCGCACCTTGTGAACACAATTCTGATATTCTATTGGACGCTTTAGTTAATAGTTCAACATTATTTTCAATTTGTGTGTCAAAAAAATTGTTGACCGATTGTGCGGTTCCGCTTCCGTTTGCATATTCATTTTGTTTTGCTAAGTATTCGGGTAATAATGTGGAAAAGTTGGGGTCGGTACCCGGTTTTGGGAAATCATTTCTGAAATAACATTTGAAATTCGCGGGTTCAATAGACACATCAATTGGTGGTGGTGTTGCGATTTCGTCAATTTGTTCAGGTTTTCCAGGTTCAGGAGCATCAGGTATTGGTGCCGGTTCAGGTGCTGTCTGAGAGATTAATTCCTCAATGGTTGTAGTGTCAGTAGTTTGATTAAGTATAACTTGTATTTGTTGTAACTCAGTTAAAGGAATGGTGTTATATAAAGCAGCTAGTTCATATAGGTCATATTCCTTACATCCTGCAAAGAATGATTCTAAAATTGAATTTGTTTCTTCCGCATTCTGACCTTTTAGTGTTTTATCAACAATAAGATTTAGAACTGATGGATGGTCAACCACAATTTTAAAAGATAAACTTCCTCCCCTCGTTGAATTACCATATGTGTAGATTGGTTCTGGTCTACCGATAAATTCAGTTTGGTTCCATTTACTTGAAAGGCTTTCTGAAAAAGTTAATTCATATGGGGGAAACCACATTATTCTACCACCATTCGGACCCCTCTCACAGAGAGGTAAATCTTGAACAGTAAATCCTTTCTTTTTTGAAGGTTTCCATGCCAAATTTTCAATAGAAAACATATATTTTTTAACCCCTTCGTTGGTTAGATTTGTTGAGTCAACTCCTTTTGTTGGTGTTATATTGAGATTGTAGGGTGCATCTAAATTAGAATAAGAAAATCCACGAATGTTTCGTGTTTTTTTCTGTAACCTACTCATCGTGGTAAATGGTTGGTCTTTTGTAAAAATTCTACAGTACTCAGCACCTTGTTCTATACCGTCCACATTAACATATTTGATAACTTTGGAACCCTTAGTTATCTCTTTATACCCATCATTGAATATTTTAGAAACTTGGTTAATTGCGTTACCAACACTTTCAAAAGCTTTACCACCACCTGGGTTGGATAAAACCAATTGTTGTGTTTTGTCTAATATTGAATCTTTTGTGAATGCAAATCCGTCTGAAACTGTTCCACCAAAGGTTGAAGATGCGTTTCCACCAAATGTAGTACCATTTGGCCCGACAAAAGACCCCACAGGTGTTGTATCGGCACCCGCCCAAGAGAATCCACCTTGAATATCACCTTGGTTATAAAATGATCTACCCGCATAACCAAATCTAAATGTACCATCTAATCCCTCCCCTTCATATGTCTTACCTAAAATAGTATAACCATAGACAGGAACACCATCCATACCCAACGGTTGATCGTTTGGTGGTGCTACCAAGTTTGGTATTGGTGTTTGTTGTGTTCCAAGGTAGTATTGTCCTGCCGGTGGTTGTGTTCCACCCAACGCTCTACCTAACTCGGCTATTGATTGTATTCCTTGTCCAAGTAAGGTCTGAGCGGCTTGTACTTGGGAACTTCTATATTCAGGTCTGTATTTGTTAAATTCAAGGTTGTTGAATAAAACAGACTTTTGTCCTCCACCCGTGTTTTGTAAAAAGTTAAATGAAGGATCAAGTTCAGGTCTACCGAATCCAATTATAGATGATATTGCTTGTCTTAAGTCGTTTACAATTCTACCTCCGACCGTTGTTTGTTCATTGGCAGTAACAGGTGATGAATCATCAAAATAATCACCGGGTATCCAAGAATATGGACTATAAACACCTGTGATTCTTGAAACCAAGTCCAATCCTTTTCCAACCAAATTGTCAGGTTGTGAAATCTGCCAATTTCTTTCAATTAAAGTTCTATTCCCCGTAAGTAATGCCGTTGCTTCATAAGGATCAGACAAAGCATCCAATAAATTTACTCTTCCGAATGTTTCTTCCCTTATTTCTTGACCAATTCTATATTGAAATTGTTGTTTTAATAAATTCGCGGAAACTTGTGCTAACTTGGAGTCGTTACTTAGTGACGCTTCAGATCCGACGGGGTTAATCTGAAATACAATATTTTGTAGTGGATAAAAAGAAGCAACAAAAGTATAGTAAGTATCTCTATTATTGATGATATTCTGAATATCTTGAATTGATATTGGTTCACCAAATCCATCTTGAGGGCCGAAAAAGTTTAAAAGATATTGTTTTTCTAAATATTCGGGGTACTTTTTCAATAGCTCGTCCGAATCTTGAACTGCGGAATCCCTTAGTTTGATCGGAAAAATACCATTTTCCCCTGAAACTTGAGTAGAGAAACTACCTTCTATGGTATACGGAGAAAGGTTTTTGATAATATTATTTTTTCTGAATATATCAGAAATACTATTACCAAAACTAAGTGAACTATATGACATCTATTTTTTATTTTATAAATAGATGGATTTGAAATTTATTATTTCCCTTTCCTCTTTTCATTGATTCTTTCAAACTCTTCGGAAAGTTCTCTTATCATAAATTTTCTTTCGTAAACGGGCATAACTTGCAAGTCTTGGTAAGTTATCGCCGTATTTCTTACCAAGTAATAGAACTCTTTGAGTTGTATCTGCTTGTACTCAGAAGAAAGGACGAAAAAATTCAGCCCCAAAGGATACATTGATCTGTACCTCTTCTCCTGACGGGGCTAAAATTGTTTGTTTAAGGTCAAGTCTCGGTTCCAAATTGTCCAACTCATTTCTCAAAAATTTGGAGTCGGCAATTGGTAACATACTTACAAATCTTGAAATATCACTTCTATCTTCGTTTCCATCAACCGAAACAATATTCATCTCCAATCTTTTTGTTACAATTGGAGCAACCATACCATTAGGATATGAATCTCTTATTTTCCTCAAAGCAAATTGGTCACCCAAAGTTAACAATTTTACTTTTACCTCATTTCCCGCCTTTGGAAGTTTAATGGTGTAGTGACCATTTTGATCAGGTTCCTTTTCTAATTTTTTGAAATTTAATTCATCTAAATTAATATCCGATTCAAAAACCTGTTTTGTTTTTGGATCAGTTGTTTTAATTTTGTATTGTGGGCCAAATGCGGTGTTTCTCAAAAACACCAATATGGCTTCGGCATCACCTTCCAAAAGTTGTTCGGGTTGAATATCAGGTTCATATATTTTACTTCTCAGTAGAGTTAAAATCATATTATTAACATCTTTGAGATTTTGACTCATCAAAACATTCTCATCAGAAGCCGTTAGGTAACCAACTTTTAACGCTTTCTTTCCCGAAGCATAGAATTTACCTTGTGAAGGTAGTGGAACCACATCGTGTGGTAAGTTAAAATTTTCTTGTCCGTAAACTTTTGAAGTATCCATAATAAAAAACCTCGGAGATTGGCTCCGAGGTTAAAATAAACTGAAATATAATAAAGTCAATATATGTTACAAATATATAATTGTAAACTTAATAAACAAGGATACATCTATCAGGACGAAGTGTAGCGGTGATAGTTGCAAGACCATCTTCACTATATCCCAATGAATCAAAGTTAACATCAGAAAGGAATGTACCTTGTAATATCCACTTTTCAACCACAACACCGGTTGGATCTAAAAGTTCAAGGTCAATATCTTTCTTGTAACCCGCAGCGTAACCCATACGACCTGTGACAGATTCTGCGTGTAGTCTAACCCACTCCATAAGTGCTTGAGACGCTGACGGCCCAATTGGATCTCTGAAGGTAACGTTGATGGTGTTCCAGTTGAATCTTCCAGCAACATAAGTAGAGGTATTCAAAAATGGAATTTCAACGGGGTTAATTGAAATTTGTGGTCTTGAGGTTGATTCAACAAACCACTCATTTATACCCAAAGATGAAGGAAATCTGAGGATAAATCTATATTTTCTTTTGGGTTCATAAGGAACCGGCATTTTCATTAGTAAGTCTGCCATATTTT